CAACTCATCGGCTAACTTACGAACTTCTCCGACTTCTTGTGCTTGACGACCAACCAGTTTTTCAACCTCTTGGTGCATCTTGATAACGTCATCTAATGATTTATTCCTATATTTTTCAGGAATCTTAGAATCTTCTACCGCAAAATTGTCTTCAATCTTCGCTTGTTCTGCCTCTAACTCGCTAGGCATCTCGTCTTCTTGGTCTATCAACATACTGTTTCCTTTTCCTGCCACTAATGGGTTCTAGGAGATACACATGAACTCGACAACATTTGTTTATGAGTTCGCTTTTTGCTCAGACTTCAGTTTGTCCAAGTGGCTCTTTTCAAATTTCGCGTGCGCTGACGGAAAATGACCTGACCACCCTTCCAATCTAAATGCTGGAGCAGAGATTGTTTTATAGGCTTGTGACCCACAATCTCCACATTGAACACTATCTGTCTCATAATCAGTTAGTTTTTCAATGCGCTGTCCGCATAAGCAGACAAATTCAAACATTCTTTTCATTCAATTCCTCGTATGCTTGTGTGCTGACCTGTTTTAAGGTTTTCAGCCAAACTAGGATAGAAAGTTCGCCTTTTTTGAATTGTAGGCTTTTTTCATCAGGGATTGTACTAATATTGTTCAACGAATTTATCATGTTGTCAATATCCTCCATTAAGTCCTTCCATCCCTCTGTCGCCATAGTGGAAAAACGCTCCTCATAGTATTTTTGCAATTCTGGGGTCATTGACATGACAATGCTCTCAGTTCAGCAGTTGTTGTGCAAGTATCGGCTAGGCTAGTAATATTACGTAGGCGATTCTTTTCAGCCACGATAGCCGTTGTATCAGTATTAGATTCTTGCGCCCTTTGGAACAATACATCCTGTGCCGACAACAAAGGTATTCTTTCTGAACGAAGTCTGGTCTTTGTCATTGCTTTGGCTTTAATCAGATTGACTGATACTGTGCCATTGGTCAATTCCCATGCATCAAAGAAATCGCTATCTACTTTTGGCAGTTCTGAGTCTTGAACAATGATAGAAGTATTTGGCGTGTCTTTAGCCTTGACTGCTTGAATATCAAGTTCGCCCGTGGGTACGCATATTGATACGCCACCATTGTCATTTGTGAAAATAATTACTTGTGCCATGATTTTTTCTTTAATTTTCAAATATCACTGTGTATATCCTTAACGAAATACGGCTACTGCTTGTTCTAAGCCATCTCTAAATGCTTCAGCAACATTTATATAAGTAATTCTTACGCTACTAGTTGTTCGAGTAATCACATTTGGTATAGTTCCTAATGATGTGCCAGAATTATTTTGACCAATTGCAGTAGTAGCAAAATTTGCGTCTGTCAACGCATTTGTAAAATTAACTGTGTAATTACCAGTAGAGTTATAAGTTACTGAACTAACATTAAAAGATGCACGAATTGTTGTTGAACTGACACCACTAAAATTAACCCAAACACGGCAAAGCGTACCTACTGCCGTACCACCAGAATCTGCAAATATAGTTGGAGTGCCTGATGCAGAAGAATTAATCTGAGTTATTGTGGGAGTTGTTATTGTTGGGCTTGTTCCCAATACATTTGCACCAGAACCAGTAGATGTTGTAACTCCAGTTCCACCATTAGCAACTGGTAATGCTGTTCCAGAATAAGAAATTGCCAATGTGCCAGTAGTTGTTACTGGGCTACCAGTAATTGATAAAAATGATGGAACAGTAGCCGCCACGCTTGTAACAGTTCCAGAACCACCAGTTACTGTTGCCCAAGATGTATCAGTTCCATTTGTAGTTAAATATTTTCCTGAATTAGTTGCTTGTGCAGGTGCTAAAGCATTGAAAGCCGTATTAGCCGTAGTCTGACCTGTACCGCCTGATCCAATAGCCAATGTTGCTGACAAAGATGCGGCAGAACCACTTGTGTTTTGATTTAGCGTAGGAATATCAGCGGCAACAACTGCCCTAAATGTCGGAACTCCTGCGCTTCCATTGGGGGCGGCTAAGACAAAGTTTGCAGTCTTAGATGCGTAAGGGTTTAGCGTATCACCATACCCACTTTCCAAAGAAATAGCAGGAGTAGCACCACCACTTGAGGCAACAGGAGAAGTTCCTGTTACAGAAGTAACTGTTCCTTGTGGATTGGCGGCAGTTGTGATGCTAGTAACTCGACCATAAGTGTCTATGGTGATTACAGGAATCAACGATGAAGAACCAGTTGTTCCAGCCGTTGCTACTCCACTTGTCAAGTCAAGAATTGGAGTTGCGCCACCAGTGGAGGTAATTCTTCCTGTTGTGCCACTTACAGAAGTAACTGTTCCAGAACCCTTATTGTTAAATGTTGTCCAATCAGCAGAACTTAATACGCCACGATTAGTAGCAGAAGCCGTTGGTACATTTAAAGTAATGACTGGGGTTGTGGTGCTATTAGCAACAGTAGAACTTAAGTCAGTTCCCGTTGTACCTAGAGTTAAAGCAGAGACAGAAGTAACAGTTCCTACCGATACAGCACCAGTTTGTCCGTTAACAGATGTAACTGAGTTTGTTTGGTCAATCTTTTGCCAAACAGAACCATTGAACATCAACCAATCGCCAATTTGCCAATCAGTAATGCCGTTTAAGTTAGTGCTTCCTGCCGTTGAAACTATGTAGTAGTAACCATTTGTGCCTGTGCTACTCGCCAATGTAGGAGTATTAGTAGATGCGTTCCATGTGCCTTGATAACTTAGACCACCAGCCACATTTGCCCAAGAAAGAGCCGTTCCATTGGTGGTTAAGAACTTGCCTGAGTTTCCTGTTTGACTAGGAATCAGGTTTGTTATCTGTGTTTGTAGGGAGGCTAGGGTATCAATGACAGACTGAGAAGTGCCACCACCATTAGTAATAACTTTGATGGATTCTGCAAGGCTAGGAGCAAGCACTTCACCAACATTGAGTTCAACACCACTAGACAAGCCAATGATAAGGCTACCATCAAAATCGATATGAGCAGAGGTGACACTAACACCATCAACCCCATCCGTTCCATCACGACCATCTCGTCCATCTTTGCCTTTAATTCCCTGAACGCCTTGCTTTCCATTAAGTCCGTCTTTGCCATTTTTGCCATCCTGTCCATTTATGCCATCACGCCCATCTTTAATGGCGTTAACTCGGTGTTCAATGGCAGTTCCTACTTCGTCAAAACGAGAACGGATGTCAGATTCAATCTTTTTCAGGGCATCAACAACTAAGCCTACATTTTCACCAATGCGTTGCTTTTGAACCTCTTTGGCTTGTGCAACAGAAGTCTTAATCCCCTCCAAAACAGCCAATTGCTGTTCAGGATTCATGTTTTTAAGGATTAACTCCTTGGCTAGGCTTTCAATATCCATTACGCACCCTTCTGAGGTGTTGAAGATAGTTGTTTAGTCAGTTGGTCAAGGAAGTCTTGCTCCATTCCTTGCACTTTATTGTTTTTATCAGCCATTTGCAACTCAACAATCTTAGATTTGTTCTTTATGTCCGCTTCTTTGAGCATCAATTCCGCAATCTTAACTCGTTTATCGAACTCACGACTTGCCGCTTCATCTGAATTAGGAAGATTCTGAGTCATTGAGTTAGTAATTTTGGCTTGTGTTTCCTGTGGTAACAACTGTGCCTCAATCATTGTCTTAGTAGCATCAGCACGATTCTGTTCTGCCTGAGTCGTATTGACTGCAATCTGCGCTTGTGCCGCTTGCAGAGCCAATTGTTGCTGTGCTTGTTGCATTTGTTGCGCTTGTGGGTCAGGTTGACTCATTTGAGCCAATGCTTCCATCAATTCATAGCGGTTAGTAAACGAACTATTACCCACAATTCCCTTCAAGATCAACGGCATGACAGGGGTATTTGGCCCTAATGTCTGCAATAGACCAATGAACTGTTGTTGTTCGTACTCACGGGCAATGATGCCAAGCGTAGCCGTAGGGATGAAGTTCATGTCCACAGATGGATAACGCTCTGGGTCAAACTGCATATAGCGGAAAGCCGCCTTCTTAATGAACGGCATCAAGAAATCTTCTTGGAAGTTCACCAAAGTGCGCTTGTACTTTTTGATAATCGAGGCAATTGCCATCGACATACCGCCTTGACCACCATCACGGGCTACGGCAGAGACTAAACCTTGTGAGTCTAGCGTACCAGTAGCCTGTAATAGCATTGTTTGGAAAGCAGTAGCAGTTTGGATGTTGCCTTGGTCAGTCGTGCCAAACTTAAATGGCATCAAAATCTCAGAAGGTGCGCCATTGGTAAGGATTGCCTTGCCAGGCTTCACCTCAAACTTAGCACCCCGTGGTAGACGGGTAGCATCCATAGCAATCATGGGGCTAGTTGTCAGGGCAAGAGAGTCTAAATGGCTACGGATTTGTGCATCCATCGCCTTTTGCATATTGTAGGCTTTCTCTACTGTGCCACGACCCATAACTCGGTTAGGAACTGTATCTGCTTGATAGGAAAGAATCGGTCTGTCCTTCATCATGTAAGGCGTTGGCTCTGCCTTCAACAACAATGAGTCGTTAGCAATAACCACAATAGCCTCTACCAAGTCGGTATAGGTATCTGCCTCGCTATTCTCAGGGAATAGGTCAACAATGTCTTTCTGCTCTTCAAGATTCTCAAGGTATTCCCGTGGGACTAGACCATAGTAGGTCATTAGGCGAACTTTGTTATCCTTGAACTGTGTAGATTCTTGGGTAGGCTCTAAGTCAGCGTCATCAGGATCGGTGTTAATGTCTACTTTGCGGTAAACACCAGCCTCAATGCCTTGGACAATCTTGTGCATGGAGACAAACTTCTCCACAGCAACGCCTAAACAGTCATCTATGCTTGTGCCGTTAGGGTCAAACAAGAAGTTCTTAGGATTGACAGGGTTGATCCGCACAGAAATGCGGTCTTTTTCCATTACGCCAATAGCGGCTTGGTTCATTTGGCCTGGGATTGGCTGAGTCGATGGGTAAAACTCTTTCTCAGTCTTAACAATGATCTCGCCTATGCCAGAACCATAGATTTCTGCCATCAGAACGATTTGGTCAATAGACTTGCGAACCTTATCTTTGGAGAAATCCTCCATCAGTTGCGCTCTTAGTTTGCCAACATCAAGGGGATTGCCATCAAGGTCTTGGATATCGTCTTTGATGTCAAAGTATTCGCCTTGACCAAAGATTGCTTCAATAATCTCAGCGTGACGGGTTTCCACGGCTTGTTGAGTGCCTGGGGTTATCAGTCGGCTTCTCTCAGACTCACGACTAGCGTCCTCTGCCGCCCACTCGCCACGGAATATGCGCTCGTACTCTAACCATTGGTCAAGATAGTTGCTATCTCGGTAATCACGCCACCGATCACAGTGGTCTATAACGAAAGAAACTAACTCTTTGTCACCCTCCGTAGGTTCTACAAAGTCGTTTTGCTCTAATTGTTTATCTATTTCCATAGGTTTACCTTATCGAATTTCCAAATGGATCGGTATACATTGGTGATTCAAAGTTGTCCACCTTTGGCGGCGGCTGAAAAACACTAGGATGATACTTTATATCTACTGGAGTTCCATTCCTTCCAATAAATGCTTCTCCAACAGTTCCAGCAATTGCAGTTAAAACATCTGGAACATATCCATATGCTTCTGAATTTTTTCCACTATCTGTACCCATGATTGTCATTTCTGCAATCTTTAAGGCTTTTTCAGTAGGTGTCATTTGTTCAAACATTTTTACATTTTCAGCCCTAAATGGGTTGTAAAAGTCATATTTGTCGCTGACATGAATAGAACCATCAGGTTGAATTTTGTATGTAAACCTACCCAAAGTATTTGTCATTTGACTATCTTTTGGATAGTCTAGGTATTGAACATTTCCAAAACCTTTATTCAAATCTTTTTCGTTCTGGATGTTTAAGGCTTTAATTTCTTTAAATACTTTATCTTTTTCTTTTAGATCGCTGGTGGACAACTTTGAAAGTGTTTTTCCTATTTGCTCACCAAAGTATCCTTGCTTTGGTAGGTCTTCATAGGATTTAGCATTTTTTACTTGTTCAATTCTGGCTTGCAAACGCTGTCTTGAGTTTTCAACTGCAGTATGTAATTGTTGCAGTTCGTTTGGGTTTAAGTCACTTTCAGTAAATGGCTTAGTTTTATCACCAAGCATGGCTTGTGTATAGAACCTCGCTTGAGGAGGAACTACTTGTTTTAAAGAGCCAAAAAGTCCGTCCATAACCTATCTACCTTGTGGTGGAATTTGTTGATTTTGTACCCTTTGTGCCTGATCTAATAGTAGCATCAGTTCAGTAGCAAAAGAAGGGTCTACATGAGGTGGCGCATACGATTTATCTGGAGGATTTTTATAGTTTGAATTTTCAAGGGCAAATGCTAATGCTTCATCTCCACTTGCCCTGTATCCTACTTGTTTCTCAGCAAACTTAGGAGAAAACTTTGCTATTTGTGGGTTAATCATAGAACCTTGTTCACCAATGATTTTTTCAAAATTACCCATGAACTGCTTTTCTAAGTCAGTCTTGTTTGGCTTTTGCTTTAGTTCGTTGTATTGATTGACTAACTGCATCTGCGTAGCATGAGTCATTTCGTGCAAAACAGTAGGAGCAATATCGCTTGGATTGGAGTAGTTTGCGTAATTATTGAGTCTTACGACTCCAGCGGGAGGTATGTTTGGATTGCCAAAAAGAGGTGCTGTAAATGTTCCATGAGTGCTAGTAGCCTGTGGATTTATCAAAACTTGCGGAGTCGCACTTCTTGACCTCAAGTAATTGGTAATACTTTGATAGTCAGGATTTTCAGAAACCTTTTGCAAAATTCTTGATAAGATTTGATCCATTTAAAACCCCGCTATAACATCTAAAGGTTGCCAGTCTTCATCTTCATCTCCCTCAAAGTAGGAAGTGACCGCTAACTGGTCAAGATAACTGAG